CAAAAATTGAATACGAAATAATTATTTTGCTTTCCAATTTTTTAAAATAATTCTTTGTTAGATTAATATTATTAAAAACTTCTTTCAAAATATCATAAAAATAGATTATTTCAATTCATAAAACAAATATATTATTAAATACGGACTGATAACTTCAATTTGCTTTGCTCATCTCCGTTATCAGTCCGGAATGCGGAGATGAGCAAAGCAAATTGAAGAATTAAATAAACATTCAAAGAAAATAAAAACTCAAACAAAAAAATTGAATAATAATTCATATCTGGATTACATCTAATTTCTAACTAGTATTAGACTCTCAAAAGAAACTCTCAAAAGAAACTCCAAATATGACATCCACTGATCAGATCAACTACGATAACGTTAAGGATTGGCGTGAAAGGACACGTGAACTCAACTCCAGGCTAAAGAGGAATTCCAGAGTGATGAAGAACATGTTTCCCAATGTGCCAAAGTCTGTCAAGAATGCTGCAAAGAACGAGGCAGATCAACTCCGCCAGGAGGCTCATTACATGGAATGTCCGCACCTGTCTAGGGGGCATCCGTGCCCCAAGTGCTTCAACTCGCACGAGATCTCACGTATCTTCCCAAATTTGCCCAGGTATTCAAAGCATGGGACAAAGAAGAAGGCTCGATTGGACTTGGTCGCGAACTCATCAGCAGCACAGGACTTCAAGGACGGGATCACTGACGCATCATTAGCTTGGCTTAAGGCAGGCTAACACATCATAAGCTTAGTTGGATGCTTAGTTGGATGAGAGTCCTGATTTTTGATTTATGATTTTTGTACTAATGTGTAGAGCAGATGTTGTCAAAAATGTTTTCTGTCAATAGATAGGAATTCTTCAATTCGCTTTGCTTTGCTCATCTCCGCATTCCATACTGATAACTTCAATTCGCTTTGCTCATATCCGTTATCAGTCCATATAATTGAAAATCTAGATTTGAACAAAACTTAATAGGCAAAATAATTATTTTGTTTATTAAGTTTTATTTTTATCTTTATTAAAAATAATTTTTTGTTAGATTAATATTATTAAGAACCTTTATGTCAAAATCTCATAACATAGATTATTTTCAATTTATAAAAACATATCTATCATTAAATACAACTACAAATAATAATTCTCAACAGACAATTAATTTTGATATGTATGGTGGAAAAATTAATAATATGGCTAAATCTAGATCAAATATATCAAATATATCAAATATATCAAAAAGTTTGGATAATTTGAGTAGTTCAGATAGTATGTCTGATAATTTGTCCAATTCTGATAGTCTAAAAAATAAACCAATATGGTTCGATAATTTTATGGGACTATATGAAAAAACAAAACCAAATACAGTTGCAAATATTCATCCCAATAGAATTATCCCAATGATTCATCCTAATTTTGGTAAGAAAACATCTAGGAAAACATCTAGGAAAATGTCTAGGAAAATATCTAGGGAAATGGCTTATGATGATAAAATGAAAAAAAAGAAAAAAGGCATATACAGAGTAAAATATGAAGATCAAAATGATTTGGATAAAAAAGGTGTACCAAAAACCAAATTTAAATATTATCATATTGATAATAATAAAGAAGTTAGTCCTGAGGAATTAATTCGTATTAATAAACTTGGTTTAGCTCCTGCTTATATTGATGTTTGGGTTAGTTCTGATCCTAGTTCAAAAATTCAGGCAACTGGTATGGATGCCAAAGGAAGAAAACAATATAGATATAATCAAGGTCATATAGCAGAGTCTCATATAAATAAGTTCTTACGCTTATTTAAGTTTATTAAATCAATTCATAAATTGGATCAGGCAATGGATACTGATATCAAGGGACCATTATTTTCAAAAAATCGTACAATCAGTACAATGTTAAAAATTGTACAAAAGCTATTTATGAGAGTTGGTAAAGAAATATATGCAAAAACAAATAAATCATATGGTATCACTTCCATGAAAAAATCACATGTAACAATTAAAGAAAAAAAAGTTCAATTCAATTTCAAAGCCAAATCTAATAAACAAGTACAATATACATTAGATGATCCTGAATTAATGTCTGAAATTAAATTATTAATGGATTTAGATGGAGAAAAAATGTTTCAATATAAATCAGATTCAGATAATGTTTTAAGAGCAACAGATGTTGATCTCAATCAATATATTCAGGAAAAAATGGGTAAAGGTTTTTCAGTAAAGGATTTCAGAACGTATGCATCCAATTTTTATTTTGTAAAATCACTATTAAAAGAAACCAAAAATCGTAATCCTGTAACAAAAAAAATCATTAAACAAAACTTAAATTTAGCCCAAGAAAATACAGCACACTATCTACGACATACTAAATCTATTAGCAAAAAATCATATACTATGAGCTTAATTAGAGATTTATATGATAGTGATCCATTATATTTTATTGAAAACAAAAATAAACAACCATTAACTGTTTTGTTGGATTTGTTGAAAAAATTCAAAGATAATATTAATTCCGAACGCAAAAAAAATAAACAGGATGAAGTTGATGAAGAAAAAGTTGAAATTAAAGAAGAAGATGATAAGGAAGAATAATAATGAGAATAAGAATAAATCTAATTTTGTACTAAAACTAATTTTATATTAAATTAAAATATTATTATCATAATATTTTAAATTATCTAAAGCTATTTAGCTGTTTATTTGTTATTTGCTTTCTTTATTTGTGTTTTTTTTACTTCTGATACTGAAGTATTTGAGGAAGCTGGTGTTGATACATTAGATACAACTGGTGCTGAAACAACTGGCGACACTTGTTTTTGAGATTTTCCACGTTTTGATGTAGTTGTTGTTACTTTTGTTGCTTCTAAAGCTGATTCAGCGTGAACTTCTTTAACTACTTCAGCAGTAGGTGAATCTTCTTTAGCTGTTTTATTTCCCTTGCCTTGTACCTTTTTGGACTTTAAAACAGCTACAGATGATACTGGACCTGATACTGATACTGGTACTTGTACTTGTACTGGTACCGATGTAGAAACTGATTGTTCTTTTTGTTCAGTCTTTGGTGAACGTTTAACAGTTGTTATTTTGGGTTGATTATTACGAATAGTTAACATACATTTTTCCAATTGTTTTACATAATTGTGAAGACTTTTGAATTGTTGTTTTTCTTCTAAAGATAGATTATTAAAATTATTGACAAATGATTTTGTCGAGGCCATCAAACAATCATAACTTAATCTACAACAAGCGTATTTCTCAGAATGATCTGTTTTGGAGGTATTTGTTACCATTTCTGTTTGTTCTGTCATATTGATTATTATATATATATCAATATACTATATATTTTTAAGTAATTATTAACGCAGTTCATGATAAATACAGTGAAAAATTATAACTACTTGATAATAATGGTAATTTATTATTTTTTAATCATATTACTAATTTTTAGTATATTCATTTTTACTATATTCATTTTTAATCGATATAAATAATTACGCATTAATATATTTATACCAAATTATGTATACTACTAATACTAATACTCTTCATAGAAATGCTTTAAAAGGTATTTACAATAATGATATAAGACCAGGAATCGAATTGGAATCTTCCGCAATAGGAAAATTCACTGCTAATGGAGAATATATTTCCCCAACAGAAACTAATACTGAAATAGATGCAGACTTATATATTTGTGCAGGTGAATATATTAAATCAATAAATGATCAATCAAATCCAGTAAAATTAACAACAGATACTAAATTGTTATATACTGCAAATATTCATGGAACAGTTAATGGTTGTCAATTAAAAATTCTTAATAAAACAATATCTGAAACTAATAAACTTAATAAATCAACACTCAAAACTAATAAATCAATTCCCGTCGGTTATTCAAAGAAATATGATTGTGATACTTTTTCTAAACAAAATGATGAAATTAAATCAGAGAAATTAGCTGATAATAAACTATATGTAAATAATGCAAGTTTCTATATTAATGGTTTCGCTATAACAAGTTCAGGTTTACAAGAAATTATACTTGAACCTAATACTAAATTAAGAATTATTAAATCAAATATTTCTATTTTTGATGATGATAATAAATGGATTGATATGGTTCCTTCAAATATGGTTTTTAAATATACAAAAACAGAAAATGTTGAACCATCTAATGTTGAACCATCTAATCTTAAACCATCTAATGTTGAATCATCTAATCTTAAACCATCTAATCTTGAACCATCTAATCTTAAACCATCTAATCTTGAACCATCTAATCTTAAACCATCTAATCTTAAACCATCTAATCTTAAACCATCTAATCTTAAACAATCTAATGTTGAACCATCTAATGTTAAACCTATAGAATCTTCAGATTCTGATGAACATAATATATCACAAAAAGAAGTAAAAAATATGTTAATAGATTTAAGTAAGATTTTTTTAAAGAATATATTCGATCATCCTAATTTAAAATCACTTAATGAAGAACATCCAGATTTATTCAAGATACTAAAAAACATACCAAATATTATGGATAAAAAAAAACAAAAACCATTTAGAAGCACAGAATATCAAAAATCTGAAAATACTAGAAATACTACAAATACTACAAATACTAGAAATACTACAAATACTAGAAATACTACAAATACTACAAATACTACAAATACTACAAAAAAAAATAAACAACAATATAATGTACATGATCAACGTTATTTATTTAATTTATTAAGTAGTATAAATCAAAAGAAAAATATTACAGCATCAGATACAAATTCAGAATCAGGATTAGAATTTGATTCAGATTCAGAATCGGATTCTGATTTAGAATCCGATTCTGAATTGGATATTGATTCGCACCCTTGTAGATGATCAAATAGATGACCAAAAATTGATTTTGATCCAATATATTAAATATTAGATACAGATTAATATAGTAATTTATAAAAGAAAAAATTGTACTTTTTTCTTTTATAAAACTTGATATAATAAATAATCAATTATTATATTAAGTTTTAATATGGAAAACAAAACGAACACCTTTGTACCGGTTATTCCCGAAAAGGAAATT